AATCAGATTAAAGATGCGATTGAGCCACCTCAACCAACTTTTAAACGTATGATAGTCTTGGACGTTATTCACGATCCACAAATAATAGACGACAATAAAATAAGCTATTGGGAAAACGTAATTAGGGTTACAAATTCTAGATTTGCTAAAATGTTGCCTCGCAATTCTGTTATTGCGCAACCTGCGACCATCTCGGCCACGCGTATTTCTCAACCAATGTTTTTGTTGCCTTTTTTCCCCTCGCATCTAGCCTTGCCATGCAAACCAGGCGAAATGGTTTGGACAATGTTTGAAGATCCAAATGCAGAAATTAAAGAAATGGGATATTGGTTTTGTAGAATTTCAGAACCTCATTTTATAGATGACGTAAATCATACGCATCATGCTATGCAGCTTGATCAATCTCTAAAAGCTTCTATAAAAAAGAATATGCAAGGAGAAGCCGGTACAGGTCCTGTTTATGAATTAAGAAATGGAAAAACTATAAGTACCAAAGACGGTGTTAGAACAACAATTATCGATTCAAAATTAATACAAACAGATGATGAATCAGTATTCGAAAAATTAATAACAAATTCAGATGCTGCACAAATTATTCAATACGAAGCGATTCCAAGATTTAGAAAACGACCAGGCGATATTGCCTTAGAAGGTAGCAACAATACACTAATAGTCTTAGGAACTGATCGCGCTGGTGAGGCTGCAAAAATTTCGTTAGACGCATCGCAACCTGGTAGAGGAATATTACCAGATCGTACATTTGATTTTTTTGGATACTCAGGCGCTATCGATCTTGTCGCAGGAAGAGGAATGACACCTACGACTGGCGGCACCTCCGCAATAACAAAAAAAATTAGCGATGGACAAGAACTAAAAAAAGAACTTTTAAAAATACCGGACGAATTGTCACCCGCCGAAGGAGATCCAGACTTTACACAAGATCGTAGCAGAATACTGATATCGCAAAGAACTCTCCCAGACGCAAACTTTGGTCTAAAAGACTACATAAGCAAAAAATTATCAATATCTGATACCGCATCTGGCGATGCTGGCATCGTAATAAAGTCGGATAAAATTAGAATCATAGCTCGTTCTGATATTTCTTTCATAGTTACAAACTTCGAAGATCTACAAGTCGCAGAACAAACAGTAAAATCTGGTTCATCAGATACAGCAAAGTGGGCGTCAATTACTATAAGAGCTAATGGTGATATAATTTTTACGCCTAGCGAAAAAGGTTATATCAAATTAGGCGGCGACGATGCAAAACAAGCTATTGTCTGTACAGCAAATCCAGCAACCACAACGGAAGGATCAGTCACATCGTTGCCGATTGCTTCAACGTCAGGAGGATTTATTGGTACAACAGGTGGCAACGCCGATGCCTCAGCAACAAAATTGTCTTCAGCTCCTGATTTAGGAACTTTTTCGAAAAAAGTTTTAATTAAATAGCATGGGCGTTTTAGATGATATTGGCGTTTTAGAAAAAGGAGGAGTACTTTCTACAAGCGCTTTTTCTGGTTTTGTTAATGACGTAAAAAAAAGATTAACAACAGGCAAAGGCATTTTTAAATCGCCGACTATCGGCAAACAAGCTGATCCAATAGAAAATTTTAATCTTGCAAAAATAGAAGATCCACTTTTGTTTCCAGATTTTCATAGAATTTGGAAAGATAGATACACAAAAACAGTTCAACAATTAAATGTCGTAGGTGCATTTAATTCTGTTCCTAAGATTCCGGCGGCGCCGTTAATAGACCCCACTGCGCTAGCTAAAATAATGGGCGCGCCATCACCGCCACCTGCAAAGTTTCCTGACGTGCTGCTCGAGATGCAAGGATTGCCTGCTCCTGGAAACAACCTACCACCTCCTACCATCTTTCATGTTATTTCAGGTGATCTAATAAATTCTGCAATATTTTTTGATAAACATTTAAAAGGTCTAGATCCGCTCGACCCTAAAATAATAACAAAACTATTAGACGCGCTCAATAAAGCGCCGGCCAAGATAAGTCCTAAACAACCTAATCCATTAACAAAAAAACGCGGTTATACTGAACAACACAATTTTGAAGAAGCTGTATATGCTGCTCAAAGAAACGCGCATGCACAATTAATGATTCGCGCAGCAGACCCAACTTTCTTGCCTATGTTAATAGCGCAAATGGCATCTGGACAAAATGAGATGCTTCTTACTGAAGTATATGCTTTAGTCGCCCAACACCAACCGACACAAATGGCTACAAGCGTATTTGAGCTTGCAGCACAAGAAGTGCTAATGCAACATCAGGTAAAGTTGCAGTGTATCGCTCTCCTAGGACAAAATATAGGCAGTGGCGAAGTAATAAAGGCGCTTGCAGCTACTCCTGAAGATCAAGGCGGATTAGGTCTATTGAATATGTCAAAATCCAAAAGTGACCAAATACCTGGCGATGAAAAGCCGGCATATGCAAGTGACGCAAACGCAGGATCGACTGGATCTTCTCCTACACTTTCAGGCGGCGGGTCGCAGGCAACGACCACAGGAGATCAAAATCCCTTTATGCAAGGCCAGTCTGTACAAGACGAAATGCCACCAGGACCTACTCCTACAAGCGAGATGACTTATGGAGGTGGCAACACAATAGGAGGAGACACACCTCAAGACGAGTATCCTCCTGCAGCTAGCACAAGTCCAGACGCACCATCACAATAACCATCGGGATTTGGATTCGGGGGCCAACCTGATGAATCACCACCTGACGGAGGTCAAGGGGGTTCTTCGAATCAAAACGCCCAAAACTCCGGTGTATCATCGACACAACAACAATCGCCATTTGGGTTTGAACCACCGGACGAAGTACAACCTTCTGGTGTACAAGGTAACGGAGGCAGTTCTCAATCTAACGTTTCTCCATGGGCTAGCCCGCCTGCAGACGATTATCCCGCTCAAGGCAATCAAGGTCAAACTTCTCCGCCTGGCGCAGGTGGTGGCTGGGGCGGCGCGCCAACAGACGAAGGTTCAATATCACAAGAGCCTGCGAAACTACCACAAGAAGCACCTGAAGGTGGCGAAACGATGGGGACAGAAAACCCGTCAGATCCTCATCAAGACCCTGATGTACCGCTAGAACCGGTACCAATTATTTCTTCAGACAAAATGGTTGTTCCTCCTGGAGGTACAGGCGCCGCCAATTCTAAAAATAATGACGATGCCGACGACTATCCAAGTCCTGCTGGCGGCAAAAGTAGTAAAAGCGGAATGAAACCGTCAGGCAAAATCAGACAAAGACTTAAAGACCTAATCGAAGGCGGACCTACATGCGATGGATGCTTAGGACCATTACCTGACTGGAGCCAGTTCGGCGCGCCAAAGCCAAAGAATCAAATCAACTTTGCAGGCTACGCGGGAGGTGCATCAAGCCCCAAGTGGAAAGACCCAATTCGAGGCGCCGGCGGCTACATCGGTTCTGGCTTTAGCGATAAAGCGACGATCCAGGCGCTGCTTGACGGCGGGAAAACTTCTAAAAACAAAACTCAAGCTGTTCCGACTTCTTGTGGAAACTTATCTAGCTGGATATTCAATAATTTAGTAGGTACTGGGGCTAAATTAATAAATTTTGATATTCCTGATGCCATTGCTAACATGGACTCCGTGAATTTTAAAGCTACTGCAAGATCATATGGCAATGGCGGAAGTAACCCGAAGTTTGGAACGCTCGGCTTCAATTTTGTATATACGGCCGGCGCCCTCGGGGCGTGGACAAGTATGTTTAATGTCGATGACCTTGTTAATAGGACGCCAAAATATGGAGATGTTTATCTCACTCAAGAGGCGGGTGGTATCGTGCGCCACACAGGCGTTATAGTAGAATGGCGTCCTGACGAAGGTTGGTTTGGTACCGCCGACGCCGGTGCTGGCAATATGGGATCCAATAACGGCGGCACTGCGGAAACCTCGACGCAAGGTATGGCGTACACTATAAGAAAATTACTTCTCGATACAAATGGAAAATCGTATATTGTTTCACCAGAAGGTCACCAAGCCGCGGCAGTAATCTATTTGGCAGGATTTATGCCAATGGAAATTTTTATTAAAAAACTCAAAGATGGTTATGCCAATCAAACATGGGGCGAGGATAACAAGAACAAACCTGAGTGGATTTGATCTTATAAGAAAGTTACTATCCTTAACGAATAGTTCTAGTGGTATTGTAGTAAGTAAGTAGGTTTCATTTTAACAAATTAGCATAGATAGAACTGTATGGCGACGATAAATTTTAAAAGCGTAGGTACAACAGGTAAAAAGCTCATTGAGAGTAATTTAATGCCTAGTTTAAAGCCTATTGGAATAAAGACGCCATTAAAATTAGGTAAAAAATACGGAATATTTGACATGTATACGAACATGTCAGATACAATCCATGACAATTTAAGAAATCTTATACTCACAAATTGGGGCGAAAGATTAGGACTTTATTATTTTGGTGCTAATTTGAAACCGTTAGTTACTGAGTATTCGGTTCAAGAACAATTCGATTCAGAGGCTGTAATTAGAATAAAAACAGCTGCTAGCTCATGGATGCCATACATAAATTTAATTGATTATGTATCGGATTTTGAAAGTTTCACGAGTCTTTCGTCGGTTGCACATATGAAAATATTGATAACCTATTCAGTTCCGCAATTAGCGGTTGAAGATCGTCAGTTACGAGTTAATTTATTCGTATTATAATGGAAAATTAAGAAAATGGCCACTGACCCTAAAAAAATCACAAAAGAGATAAGACAACGTCGTTATTTGGCTCGCGACTTCGATTCGTTTCGTCAAACGTTGTTAGATTATGCTCGTCAATATTATCCAGATCGTATTCAGGACTTTTCTGAAGCCTCTATAGGCGGTTTGTTTTTAGACATGGCTGCGTACGTTGGTGACAATCTATCGTTTTATTTGGATCATCTTTATGGAGAGTTAAATCCAGAAACTGCAGTTGAGAATGGCAGTATCGAGCGGGCCCTTCGAAGTTCTGGCGTGGCCATTGCTGGCTCGGCACCTGCGTCTGTCAACGTCACTGTGTATATAGAGGTGATGACAGCAAATTCTGGCGATGATGGTCCTGACATAAGTCTTTTGCCCGTGATTAAAGAAGGTTGTCTTTTTACAAGTGACAGTGGTATACCCTTTACGCTGGTCGATGATATAAAGTTCATAATAGATCCTGATGAAAATGGCGAATATATTATAAATCCAGCAGTGAAAAAGAAGATTGGACGTCGAAGAACAGACGGTGCTATAGTAAGTTATTTTCTTTCGCTAGATGGACTTTGCGTTTCAGGTAGAGAAACGCGACAAGTTGTTTCTGTCGGCGGATTTATCCCGTTTCGAAAGATTCAATTAGCACAATCAAATATTACAGAAATAGTGAATGTATATGACGATTATGGCAATACATATTATGAAGTTGGCGCGCTATCACACGATGTAGTCTATAGAAATGTATTGAATTCGTCCTATGATAGTAGTCTTGTAAAAGACGGACTAAGAGTCGTTCACGCGCCATATAGATTCACTAAATTAACAGATTTAGCCACGCGAAAAACGATATTGGTCTTCGGAGGTGGTTCGGCAGCTTCGCTCGAAGATGATGTCATTCCAGATCCGACAGAGTTTGCATTGCCGTTGCCATACTCAAAAACGATTAAAAGAACTTCCTTAAATCCTGAAAAGTTATTAACGACAAATACGCTTGGCGTAATTTCTTCTGACACTAATATAACAATTACGTACAGACATGGTGGAGGCTTAAGTCACAATATTTCTCCAAATTCGTTAACAACTATTACAAGTCTAACGATGGATTTTCCAAAAAACCCCTCTAATGCCGATGCTGTTAAAGTTAGAAACTCTATAGAAATAGGTAATACCATGATGGCTTCTGGCGGTGAAGACGCGCTATCTTCAAGAGAATTAATCGCCTTAATTCCTGCAGTGAAAAACTCGCAAGAAAGAATAGTGACAAAAGAAGATTTGTTGGCCCGCGTGTATACGATGCCATCTAACTTAGGAAGAGTATTTAGAGCATCTATAGCTGCTAATCCGAATAAT